AACGGTTTGACGCTACCAGTCGTCTCGTCTACCTCGACAGCATTTGTCGTAGCGTCGGCATTGACCGGATCAACTGATACGGGTTCCTGCACCGGCATCAATCCTCCGCAGCCGTATCGTATCTCAATTGCATCGGAGCTTGCGTCTGGTTACATTTACCAGTATTCGAGCACGACTGGAGTCCTGTATGTGATGGATTCGGCAACCTTTACTCCGTCTTTGAGCATCGGGGCGGGTACACCCGCAACCTATCCGGTCGGCACTACGGCAAACAGCGGCTCTACAACGCTCGTGGCAACCGGAGCGGTGACGATCCCGCTGACTGCGGTAGCCGCTGCCCCGTTGGGAGCACTTGCAGCGGCAGCTTATCCGGCAGGAGTACTGGGAGATGTAATCAAGTACACGGCATGGTTCGCTAAGGAGCAGTAATCGTGCCAGGTCAACCCGTAGTTCTTGAAGAGCTCGGCGGTTTGGTAGCGACGGCGCGCCCGGAGGACGTTCCCGAGGGCGCATCGCCGCGAACCTATGACACAGATTTCGTTGTGGGGCGCTTTATCCAGCGGCCCGGAACGCAGAATATCTACAGCTATCAAGGCGCGAGTTTCGGCCCTCGTGGTGGTGGTTCCGCAACCGACATTGACACGGAAAGTTCCCCGTGGGCAAACCCCGATAACATTCTCGCCAATGACGGAAGTTTCACGACCTCAACAACCGGAAGCATTTCAACTTCCGTTTCCCCGACACTGGCAATGTCGAGCGCCACATGGTCAAATGCCGCGAACGCTACATCCTCTTCGCTTTATGCCAGCGTCTCTGTTCCTTCAGCCGCTTTTGGAAGTACCAATACGCTTATCGCTCAAGTGAGCGGCTTGACCATTCCATCATCCGCGACAATTCTCGGCATCAAAATCACATATGACGCTTACAGCACATCTTCCGGTTCAATGAACATTGCATCTCAGTTGAATTTTAGCGGAACCGGGTACGATTACGGTATTACAAACACTCCCACCGGATACGTCGCAGGTTCCGATACGGATTTGTGGGGAACTGCGATCACGCCTGCCCTTTTGAACGCCGGTTTCTATGCCTACTTTTTAGCATTTGACGACACTGGACCTTATCCACAGACGGCGTATATCAACAATCTCGTATTGACCATTTACTATTCAGCGCCAGTCGATACAACAGACATTCTGAAGGTCAGCGCATTTGGGTTCTCGGTTCCCTCAACATCGGCCATCACGGGCATTGCCGTGAGTGTAAAAGGGTACGCATCCAGCGCCACGCTTTACGCTCAGTTGGTCCAGAATGGATTGGCTGTAGGCAATACAGAAAGCATCGCGCTGCCCACCAGCAATGCGTTTGTGACCCTTGGGGGCGAGACGGATGTCTGGGGTTCCACCTGGAACTATACGCAAATTGACGCCTCAAACTTCGGCGTCTATCTTTGGGCAGAAACCTCGATTACCGAGACGGTTTACCTCGATTATTGCGAAATCATCGTCTATGGCACAGCGACCAGCGTCAACTTCAATGGCCTGATGGACGCAAACATTTATCAGGGTGACCAGATCACATTGGCGCTTGATGCGGATGGTCTGACGTGGGAAGAAGATGTTACGAATGCCCCCAATGTGCTTGCATTGGCTTCGCAGATTCCCGTTGTCCCGGCTGGGAGCTATCTGAAGGGCGTTGACGCAAATGGCGTTGCATACATGGCCTTCTCTGACCTTACGGAAGGCACCAGCCAGCCCATGCAGTACAACGATCAATGGTGCGACCGCATCACGCAGGTTGGTCCCGGCGCAGCGCCGTCTTTTGCGGCCTCGGAGCAGGCTGGTTCACAGGCGACCATCAGCGCGTATAGCTATTCTGGCGGAATTCTCACTTTGACGACCAGCACACAAGCATACACGGCTGGGGAGCTTGTGACGTTCTCGGGATTCACCGGAGGATGCGTTCCGCTAAATGGCCTGATTTTTTCTATCCTTGGAACAGGGCTTACGACGACTCAAATCGAGATTGCCACCTATTTAGTGAGCGGTTCAGGCAGCGATTCTGGAGTAGCAACGCCGCAATATAGTTACCCAATTGTTGCCTCCCCAAATGGAATCAAGCAGCCTGCGGCAGAGAGCGATCCGGGCGATCCAGGGCATTTTCAGGCGCTCTTATGGTCAACAGGACCAGGATCGACGACGCCGGGGAACATCATCACCGTTTACTATTCAAATCAGTTCTACTATGCCAACCCGGATACTGTTCTGGTAAATGCCTTTAATCAGGGGTATCCGGTCTACGTCTATATCTCTGGCGCACCGTTCGGAAATGGAACATGGCAGGTTACGGGTGTTGGAAGTTCCGTTCCTCCGGGCGGGGAGTATCCGCGCTGGTTCTTTACCTATCAGGTTACCTCTTCAAATTATCAGTTCTTCGGAGGCCCTGATATTGCCCCCGGAACCTACCAGATCACGCAGGCTACTATTACGCTGACAACGGCGGTTCCGAATCTTGCTCCCGGCAATCAGGTGTCTCTTTCCGGTGTTACAGGAGCTTCATGGGATGGCGTCTATACCGTCGTTGAAAGCCTCAATTCCGGCGCTTTCACGATCACGCAAACGCAATTAACGGCGGGAGTGGCAACCTATACATGGGCGCTTGTAAGCGGGATTGCGCCCGCGCCGGGGCAGCTTGTCACGGTCACAGACACACTAAACGCGAACGGGTTGCTAAATGTCACCGATGCGGTAATTGCGTCGGCAACCGGCGTGTCGAGTGGAACCTTTACGGTAAACGGCTTTCCATCGACAACGGATTACCCCGTCTCCGTTGAAGCTGGAAAAGCAACCACGGCAGGGACGCAGTTCATCATCGATCCAGGCGCTGCTTTGGCTGGGACCGTAAATCAGTCGCCAATTCTGGGCAATTCGGGCGGCGGTTTGCTGACCGTTGTTGGCGCATCGGTGGGAAGCACCTTTCCGATTGGGGCTGGAACCCGGCAGGGTGTCGTTTTCTTTATCACTCGGAACGGAGCGGTGACATCCCCCTCCCCGCCGTCCACATTCACAGTGAACACCGGCGCAAACTATATCACCGCATCGAACATCCCAATTGGCCCTCCAAATGTAGTAGCGCGAGGAATTGCGTTTACTGAAGCGGGGCAGGATGGGGTTCCCGGCGCAAACTTCTACACCTACGATGTGCCTGTGACATTCACGGTTGGAACGGCTGTCTATACGGCATCGGCGCTGATCGTGCCCGACAATACGACAACCACGATGAAGTTTACATTCTCCGATTACGTTCTTCTTTCAAGCGATGAGATTGACGTGGAGGGTAACAACTACTTCAACTTAATGGAACTCGGAAATCCGGCCTGGATTTTCCAGTATGCGAAGCGGATGCTCTACGGATTGTGCCAGTCCAAGATTCAGAATTTTCTTAACCTCAGTTTTGATGGCGGTTACCTTCCGACCTACACGAATATTCTCCCAATGCCGTTGGGATGGAATGCGCCTACAAATGGGAATATCGGCTCCTACGCAATCACCGCATTTTCTATTACCTCGCATGTGGTTACTTTTACTGCCTCAAATTCTCTTGCTGCCGGAAATCTGGTGGCAGTAAACGGCCTGAGTGTCGGTACTTACCTAAACGGCCTTACGTTTACGGTAGCTACGGCTACGAGTTCGCATTTTACGGCGTCATTCAGTCATATCGATGTAGGATCAACGGCGGACAGTGGAACAGTTGCGATTGCCCAATCGAGTATTGGGCTTGTTCCCTCTCTTGATTTTGGAAATGCCCTTCAAATCCTAAACCTTGGAGCGTCATCCTGGACCGATGCAACGGTTTTATTCCAAAGCGCATATCAGGATGTTTATGGTGTGGCAATTCTTCAGCCGAATACGCCCTACTCCGTGCGCTTGAAGGGACGCGCTATCGGGGCAAACGGCCAGACGGTGACAGTACAGCTACTGAGTTTTGCCAATGGTATTTTCGCCAGCACCGTTTATGGCTCTGCATCGTTTACGGTCAACCTCGGCGCATATCAGAATCAGACGGCAACCCTCGTCACCGGGACTGGAATCCCTACTATCCCTGCCGGACTGGTTCTTTGCCTTGGAATTTCCAGCATCGCTCCCAATAACGGAGTTGAGATTGACCGCATCGAGATTTTCCCAACCGATCACCCGGTCGATACCACCACCGTCTGGACAAGTTACGCAGGGAAGTTTGAGTTGGTGGATCGGGATACGGGCGAATTAGGCGTGGGCGATGAAAACCCGCAGCCAGCAACTGGCGCGTTTCAACTGCTGGAGCAACTTTACATCAATAAGACCAGTTCCCGGTGCGTAACCCAGGATTCGCCTAATTATGAGCCTTGGAATTGGGATGTAAAGCAGGCGAGTGACCGTGTGGGAGCTTGCGGGCCAAACGCATCGGATGAAGGCGAGGAGTTTGAGATTTCCGCGACTCGCTCTGGGCTGTACCTCTTCGATGGCGGAAAGCCAATGCCGATCATGCGCGAATTGCAGTCTAGCGGAGTTCGCGGAAGCGTATGGGAACTCTTGAACTGGAATGCCGGATCGACTATCTGGGTACGAAA